CTTCCCGCCCCCGTCATTCGGTGTGAGGTATATGTCTTTCTTTGAGGAGGACGGTTGTGTTTGTGTGTTTGTTTGGTTAGGTTGTTGCTGGTGTGGTTTCGGCTGCACCAGGCCCTGGTCCTCCTCTCCTAGCCGAATTTGTAGAGGGCCGGGGTTTTTTCGTTGACAGTGGTTTGGTTGTGGTGTAGAAGTGTGTGGACAAGGCTGGGGGAGTGGCTGTCTGACACAGTCCCGTCGTGCTGCGGCACATGTCAGTGGTTTGCCTCGCCGTAGAGAAGGGGGCTTTGTTTTGCCAATCGCCGGTCGGTGACGACGTACGGGCCGGGTTTCATGAGGTTGGCCGTCGTGTCGGGGGTACTCGGCTGAACGACGTAAAAGAGTCACAGCCGAGCGGCAACCGCCTGTTCTGGTGCGGAGTCAAGTCGCCTTCCCTGTCTTCGGACGGGGTCGGTGCGCACCTGAACTGGCACAAAGTCAAGGGGGGGTTAACCCCCTGAAAAACTCTGAAAACTTTGGTGAATCTTTGGTGTGAGTCGGGAATGTGTCTTGAGGCTTGTTGTTGTTGGTTTAGACTGGTCGAGTCATGGACGACGTTGACGTGAGCAAGGTTTGGGAAGGGTCGCTTCGTGATCATCGCCAGGATGGCCAGGAGTTCGGTGGTGTGACGAACTGTCCTGTTGCGGGTCATCCTGAGCGGATCGAGTTATACCGGGATCGTTGGGAGCGTGGCTTGGACATTTGGACGGGCGAGGCCCTTGAGGGTCTTGATCTTCTTCAAAGAAGGGACACCCGATGACTGACCGACTGGCTGAGATCAAGCGGGCGTTCGATGAAGACACGTTCCTGTATTACCCCGACTACGAACTGTACTTGTGGCTGGTCTCGGAGGTCGAGCGGCTGAGGGAGGCAAATGTCGGGTGGGTGAGTGTGGAGGATCGGACGCCGAATGACGGAGCCTTGGTTATCGTAGCCGACAAAGATGGGCGAGTGATGGCTTCCGCCTACAACGACGAGTTCGCCGGGGAGTGGCACTTTGAGCAGGGACCGTCCCATAGAGACCACTTCACCCACTGGCGGCCACTACCGGAGGGACCGAGTGATGAATAGCCGACTCAAGACTTGCCAACGGCTCCGTGATGTCGTTGTGGCATACGAGGCGTGGAAGGAGAACGGTGATGGTGCGGATCATATTCGTTCTGGCAGGAGTGTAGATCAATGCGTGAGTTCCACGTCCTGAATTTAGGGGCTGGAGTGCAGTCGACCGCGCTTTACCTGATGTCGATGGCGGGCGAAATCCCGGTGACGTTCGACGTAGCAATTTTCGCGGATCCCGGCGACGAACCGGCGGCGGTCTACAAACACCTAGCTTGGCTGGAGTCGTTGAGCGGGCCGAAGATAATCCGCGCGTCGGCCGGTTGTCTTGGTGATGACATACAGGCGGGGCAGAACATCACGGGACAAAAGTTTGTCACGATTCCCGCGTTCATTGCGTTTGACGAAGGGAAACCGTCGGGGATGATCCGTCGTCAATGTACTCGCGAATACAAAATTGATGTCATTATGAAGACAATTCGACAAGACATTGTCGGGTTGAAACCGCGCCAAAGAATGCCGAAGGGTGTCCACGTTCACCAATACGTCGGGTTCTCATACGACGAACCAGGACGGGCGGCACGAATGCGGGGACGCTATGGAACAATCCCGTGGTCAACGTGTCATTTTCCTTTGATTGACGAAGTGATGAAGCGCGGCGATTGTGTGCGATGGCTGCAACAAACCGGCGTCCCGCATGAGACGCCGCGGTCGGCGTGTGTGTTTTGTCCGTTCCATTCGAACGACGAATGGCAGCGGGTAAAGGCAAATCCGGCGGACTGGGAACGCGCGTGCGAAATCGACGACGCGTTGCGAGCCGAAGGGAATGTCTTGAACCGTGGGGAACAATCAAAAATGTACGTTCACAAATCGTGCCGTCCGCTGCGGGACGTGAACCTGGACGACAATCAACGCTCACTTTTCGACATGGAGTGTGAGGGCGGTTGTGGTCTGTGACCCAAGGAGAAACGCGATGTCTGAGACACGACGAGATTTCCTGAAGCAGATGTTCGTGGGAGCGTCGATGCTGGTGATCCCACTGGCGACCACTACCGGAGGGACCGAGTGATGACTGATCTTCTTCAGCGAAGGGGCACCCGTTGATGTTGAAGCCGGAGTTCTACCGTACTCCTGTTGAGGAGTCAGTGGTGTTGCTTCGTTCTCGGCTGCATGATCAGGAGCGTGCGTTTTTGCAGCGAGAGGAGGACTGGGCTTCGGACTTGCGTGAGAGCATGGATCGCGAGGAGGGTTTGCGTGCCCGTCTTCACCAGACGAGGCGGGAGTCCAAGTCGCTGGTTGACCTGGCCACGGTTTCTCTTTCTGTGGAGATTGAGCAGCACCGTCAGCGTGTGCAGATGCTGGAGGGTGAGGTCCATGATTTGACGGGCCAGTTGGAGCGGGCCACGGAGATTGCGGTCAGCACCCGGTTGGCGTCTGTTGCTTGCAGTTGGGTGTGTTGTACTGAGAAGCGTCATGGTGGCTGGCGTTTTTGCAAGCCGCATTTGGACGAGGCTCGAAAGGAGTTATCCTCTGGTGGTTACCTCCAGTCGGTGCCTTGGCGTGGGGGTGGCGTGCGGACTCCCGACATGATGGAGGACGTGAACGAGACGAAGTATGGGGTGAGTGATGGCACGGAAGCCGAGGAATTGCCCCAAGTGCGGGAAGATGCCTCAGATACTGGAGCGTGTGCATGACCCCCAGACGGGCCACCATCTTGGTGCGGTGACGTGTGACAAGTGCCTGGTGACGGCACTGGGGGATACGACGCAGATGGCTATTGAGGCGTGGGAATTGGCTTGTGATGACATGGAGAACAGGGATGCCAAGTGAGTGGGAACTTCTTCCTTGCCCTTTCTGCGGCGAGCAGCCTGAGTGGAGGGAGGCAGAGACTGAGAAGATGGATGGTGATGCGGTGTTGCATTACCAGTTGGTTTGCCTGAATAACGGAGTGAGGGCACATACGTCATGGCACACGGACCAGACAAGAGCGGTGGCGGCGTGGAACCGAAGAATGGAGTCGTCATCATCCTGAAGGCTTACAGGGAATGGCAGAAGGAGCCGGGAAGTGCCTTGGGCGACTTCGTGACCCCGGAAATGGTCGAGTGGCTGATCGGCGAGGTTGTCACTCTCAGGACTGTTACCGAGGAAATGTTGTCGGATCTGAGGGTGGCTCACAACGAGATCGTTGCGTATCTGGGGAACAAGCGATATGGACATCGGAACGGTGGTGAGTCTGAGTGATTGGGAGTGGGACACGGCCAAGGCGGCGGCGCACCGGAGGCAGCAGAGCAACGTCGAGGCCGGGTCCACTGAGACGAGGAAGGACGGGAGCCGTACCGACGAGGACATTCACCTGGCCGGTTGTGCCTCCGAACTCGCGTTTTGCAGGGGGTTCAACGTCTACTGCGATCTCGTGCAGGGGGCACGGATGTCCAAGGATGATGACGGGGACGCCGTTGTCAGGGGAATGCTGGTGGATGTAAAATCTACACACCACAGGAAGGGGAGGCTGGTTGTCCCCTCGTGGAAGAGTCCGGTGGACCTGTATGCGTTGATGGTGGGCAGCGAGAGGGAGTGGATGTTCCGGGGTTTCATGACCGGGGCCAGGCTGATTGTGCCCGAGCGGAAGCAGGTGCTGGTGGAGGGCGGCAACGAGTGTTATGTTGCCGGTCAGGAGGAACTGGTGAACTTCGAGGAGTATGTCCTGTGTCCGAAATGACGAAGGACGAGTTCTGGGCACACCTGAAGTCTGAAGGGTTGATGAAGGACTTCAAGGCGAGTCGCGTGGCACTGGAGGCGGAAGGCACGTCGAAGAAGGAGTCGTGGAACCTCGCGGCGGTCGAGTTCGGGTTCGGCGGGAGTGCCAGCGACAACCATTCCACGTCTTCCAAGTCCGAACCCAAGAAGTCGCCACCCAAGCCCAAGCGACCGTCGAGTAAACAGTTCGAGGGGAAGTCTGCCAGCCTGAGAGCGGAGTTCCAGTGGGTGTATGAGAATGCTGCGCTGGAGGATGTGAAGCCCGAGGATGCGCCGAGTTCCGGCGCGTGGGGACTGTTGGAGTTCGCGAGGAGTGACCCCCGGACGTTCTATGCCAAGTGGCTGGAAATGGCTTCCAAGTCCGAGGACAAGGATCTGATCATGGAGGGGTTCCGAGAAGATGCCCGTCGCGCCACTTCTGAAATCGCGGAAATGCTCCAATCCATCCAGTCTTCCGTTCTACGGAACGGTTCCGAAGGATCTGAACCTGAACCTGGTGTTCCGGCAGGAAGTCCTGACGAGGTCGGCTTCTGACCGGGAATTTCAGGAGACCATCTGGACCGCGTGCAGCAGGGACATTCTCTACTGGATCAATACGTTCGCGTGGACGTATGACCCCCGCAAGATCTCTGACGGCATGAAGCCGAAGATCCCCTTCGTGACGTGGGACTTTCAGGATGAGGCGTTCCTCGCACTGGACGAGGCCATCGGCGAGACCGATGTCCTGATCGAGAAGTCGAGGGACATGGGGGCAAGCTGGATCTGCCTGACCCTGTTCACCTGGCGTTGGCTGTTCCGCCCGATGGAGAGTTACCTGATGGTGTCTCGGAAGGAGGCACTGGTGGACGGGTCCAGCGACTCGCTGTTCTCCCATGTTGATTTCATTCTCAAGGGACTCCCCGAGTGGATGCGTCCCAAGTACCGACGCAACAAGTTGAAGTTGATCAACCTTGAGAACGGATCGAGGATCGAGGGCGAGAGTACGACGGACAATATCGGGCGTGGCGGCAGGCGTACGGGAATGCTGATCGACGAGTTCGCCGCGTTTGAGCAGGGTGGCTGGGACGTGCTGAGTGCGACGGCGGATACGACCAATACCCGCCTGTTCAATTCCACGCCCGCCGGAACCGGCAATGCGTTCTATGCTCAAAGGCAGGCGGGCACGCCGAGGCTGAGGTTTCACTGGTCAAGGCACCCCGAGAAGTCGGAAGGACTCTACGAGAACGAGGAGGGGAAGCAGCGGAGTCCGTGGTACGACCGGGAATGCACCCGCAGGGCACACGCCGTTGAGATTGCCACCCAGTTGGACATTGATTACCAGGGGAGTGATTACCCCTACTTCGATCCCGACACTCTCAGGCAGTTGATCAGGGAATTCTGCTGCCCGCCGTTGTACCAGGGAACATTGCATGTTGAGCCGGGTAACGAGGGTCGGTTCGAGGATGACGGGGAGGGTTTCCTGAAGATCTGGTGTGCCCTCGACGAGGAGGGGTTGCCTCCGATGGACAGGGATTATGTGATCGGGTGCGATATTTCTCAGGGGACCAGGGCGAGTGATTCCGTGCTGACGGTCGGTGACCGGCTCAGTGGTGAGAAGGTGGCCGAGTGGGCGGATAACGAGACGAGTACCGTTCGGCTGGCAGAGGTTGCCGTGGCTCTTTGCCGGATGTTCGCCGGGCCGGGGAACCGGGGTGCGTACCTGATCTGGGAGGCGACGGGTCCGGGTCGGACTTTCGGGAAGACGGTGGTTGAGGAATTGCATTACGGGAATATTTATTACCAGACACAGGAGCAGCGTCTTTCGAGGAAAGTGTCTGATCGACCGGGTTGGTATTCAACAAGTGACGGGAAAAAGGACTTGTTGGCGACGTACCGTGAGGCTTTGTTCGGCAGGGCTTTCATCAATCCCAGCAGAAAGGCACTTGAAGAGGCTGGGGAATACGTTTATCTTCCGAGTGGCAAAATCGAACATGGAGGTTCGACAAGATCTCCAGATCCGACCAACAGGGGCACGGGGCACGGCGACCGTGTGATTGCAGATGCCCTCTGTGCGAAGATCATTCGCGAACGTCGGGAGCCAGCAGCCGAACCTGTGATCCAGGTTCCTGTCATGTCTTTCGAGTGGCGTCGGAATCAGAGGGAACTTGAGGCTGAGGACGAGTGGCTCTGAACCCGAACAAGCTGATGGACGTTGACCGTCTCAGGGAGGCGGTTCACGCCAGTCGTCGGAAGCTGGAGCCGTTCAGGGTTCGTCACAAGCAGGCACTTGAGCAGTACGTCGGGGTCTACTACTCCGATGACGGTGCAACCAAGCCGGTTCACGTCAACCTGATGGAACTGGCGACGAACATTTACGAGCGGCAACTGGTTGCCCGTCCCCCGCAGGTGCTGGTGTTCACCAAGAACGAGGAGTTCAAGCCGTACTCGATTGAGTACGAGGGTTTGTTGAACGAGAGCCTCGACGACGGTCAGATCCACAAGGTGCTACAGCGTGCGATCAAGTCGGCGTTGTTCTCGATGGGGATCATCAAGGTGGGCATCGAGGATGCCGGTGTTGTCGAGGAGGCCGGTGTCGAGTTCAACATGACGGAGCCGTATGTCAGCAGCATCCTGCTGGATGACTGGGTGCATGACATGTCGGCCAGGTCTCCCGAGGAGATCAGTTATTGCGGCCACCGTTACCTGATGGACTTGGATGAGGCGAAGAAGTTCAAGGGGTTCAGCCGGTCGGTGCGTGGTGAACTGGTGGCCCGGAAGCCGACAGGTCACAACGAGAGTGGTGACGAGCGGGTTCACACGCTTGCCTCAGGGATGAGTGGCTCCGACGCGGAGATCCACGACAAGGTGGAACTCTGGGAGATCTTTCTTCCCAAGGAGCGTCTGGTCGTGACGCTTGGACCCAACGAGGGGTCAAAGCCGTTGCGGGTGGTGGAGTGGGACGGGCCGGACAGCCAGCTTGGCCCGTACCACCTGCTGTGGTTCTCGGAGGTTCCGGGTAACTCGATGCCGCTGGCCCCGGCGATGCTCTGGAGCGGACTGCACAATATTGTCAACGGGTTGTACCGGAAGCTGGAGCGTCAGTCGCAGCGGGCCAAGGTGGTGGGCCTGACCCGTGGGATGGACACGGGTGATGCGGAGCGGATTCGCAAGGCGAGTGACGGTGAGGTCGTGGCGGTTGACAATCCCGACTCGGTGATCGAGCGTCAGTTCGGGGGCATTGACCAGCGCAACTTCGCGTTCATGCTCCAGAGCAAGCAGTTGTTCAGTTGGCTGGCGGGCAACCTTGATGCGCTGGGTGGACTGGCCGCGTCCTCGGACACGGTAGGCCAGGACAAGATGCTCAACGCGAGTGCCAACCAGCGTGTTGCCGGGATGCAGGATCTCGTGATGGGATTCACGAGGGACATTCTCAGGAGTTACGGGTACTGGTTGTGGAGCGACCCGGTCAAGACGTATGACGTGGAACTGACGTTCCCCGACCTGCCCTCGGTGACCAGCCAGTTGAGTCCCGATGAGCGAGAGGGCCACTCGGTTTACGAGCATGAGGTTCGTATCGAGCCGTACTCGATGCAGTATTTGTCTCCGGGCCAGCGGTTGCAGAGCATCAACCAGATCGTGCAGGGGATTGTCATTCCTTCCTTGCCCCTGTTGCAGCAGCAGGGCATGGGTCTGGACATGGAGGGACTGCTTGAGATATACGCGAAGTACGCGAACCTGCCGGAACTGCGAGACCTGATCATCAGCACGGGCGAACCGGCGCAGGGCGGCGAGCAGAGACAGAGTCCGGTGACGATGCGACAGAACGAGCGAATCAACCGAGCGGGTGAGGCAACACCTGGCCGCAACGAACAGGAAATGATCCAGCAGATGATGTCTGGGTCCGAACCACAGATGCAAGGAGCCTGACATGGCACAACTTCCGCCAAGGCCGGTAGATCCTGATCCCAAACGCAGGGTGTCGCAGCGCATTTTGAATCCCAGCGCGTACGACAAGGCGATGGATGCGTGGATCAACCAGCTGACAAATTACATCCAGCCGATTCCACCGATGGCCCCCCCGACAACCTCTTGGCCGGGCGGTCAGGGGAACGTGCCCCCCGGTTCGATGGGTGGCGGTACGCCACCGACATACGGACCCGGAGGACCGTGGAACATTCCGCCAGTGGGATCACCACAGGGCGTTGCTGGCGCGATAGGAAATGCCGCGTCAGGGGCCAGTCAGTTTCTCAACATTGCTGGGACAAGGGGGGGGGATCTGTACAAGGCCGTGAGGCCGATTACCGGGTCTTTCCACAACCCCCCCAGCACAGTCAAGCAGATTGTTGGTGGAAATCTCGTCCAGACGGGACAGAACGTAGGCGCGGACCTTCTCAATCAGTTGGTTTCCTACTACACGACTCCTTCCAATTATTTCAATTCTGCTCCGGGCACCGGATCGCCCTCGCTTGGCCCGTCTCATATTCCGGCACCGTATGACCCGAGTGCCCCGATTGGTCCGGGTAACGTCAGTCCCGGCGCACCGGGAACGGGTTATTACCAGCCCGGCTACGGACAGCCTCAGTTTCCGGGCGTGACCCCCCCCATTGCCCCACCCGCTTATGATCCGGGTCTCATGGCCCCGCCCGGACCCGATCCCGCAATCGGACCCGCTTTGAATCCGGCGATTGGTGCGGTTCCGCCCTACTATCCAAGCATTCCTGGTTCGACAGGGGCGGGGTCTTCCTTGCCCCTTAGGCCGTAGAAGGAACAATCATGGCTCCTCCTTATCCGACGACGTGGAGTCGCAGCTACTAGGAACAAAAACAATGGCTGATTACGGATTTCCACCGCTGCCGGTTTATCCCAGTGTTCCACCAGTCGTTCAGAATCCCGGCGTAAGGATGCCGGGTTTTCCTGCTCCGGGTGTCCCCCTCAATCCGAATCAGCAACTTCCCGGTCCCGGTTTCCCTGGAAACCGAAACCGGATTCCTTCGGGGCCAATCGTACCCCAGTTACCGTCCATTCCTATGGGAGGAACATTCGATCCTTCCATTCCGTCAACGGGACAGACTCCGTTCGCTGCGGCGTGGCAGGCGTTACAGGTAGCAGCGGGAATGACTCCTCCTCCGTCTAACAGTGCGGTTCAAAACGCATATGGCAATTTGCCGATTGGTGGTTCGGGTCCGCACTTGGGCCGGAATCCCAATTTTCCGCAAACGACTGTTGGCAATCTGGGTGTCGGGGATGTCATTCCCACTGTCAGTCCGAGAGTGAAAACGGCAGCAGGGACTATCGCACTCTACGAAGCCAATGTGGCGGCTCAGAATGCGTGGCGTGCGGCTCAAAACTTTGGAGCCGGTGTTCATGCAAACTGGTTTCCGGGCAGCTACCCGCAGGGTGGGGGAGTTTATCCGGGTGCAGGGAAATTACCCTACGACCCCAGTCTCCCGGTTGGGCCTAGCAATATGAGTCCCGGTATGCCGGGCCAGAACATTCCCGGTTACGGACAACCGAATATTCCTGTTGGAACCCCCCAGCCGCCAACGGGGACGCCGCCGTCTTGGTGGCCAGGTGTTCTGCGTCCAGCCGCACCAGTATTGCCAAGGCCGGGAGATCCGCCCCCACCATGACAGTCGTTTACAGGATCAACGGACAAGAGGTCGACCGAAAGGAATTCATCAAGGGTTCCAAGGGGTCGGGAAACATCCGCAAGCCCTACGAGTCCGGCCAGGTGATCGTCTCCGAGGGGGCGGCAGTTCATCCCAAGGACCGTGCGGCAGCGGAGGATCATGCCCGAAAGCATGGATTCCCGATAGACTTCGATCATCACGGCAGGCCGCATTTCACGAGTCATCGCCAGCAGAGGGCGTACCTGAGAACGATTGGACTGCACAACAAGGATGGTGTGGGGTAGTTTTTTTTGACACCAGAGACGCATAAACGTATTTTTATTGGTGGATGCGATGCCTAAAGTTGGCAAGAAGAAGTTCTCGTATGGGAAGAAGGGTAAGGCTGCTGCGAAGCGGTACGCCAAAAAGACCGGGAAGAAAATGAGTTACCACAAGGGGAAGAAGTGATGCCAGAAGAAACAGTTGCTGATCAGCAGGAAGTGGTGGAGTCCTCTCCCGAGGATATCGTGGAGGAGGAGCCGGTATTTGAAGACCCGGTTGTTTCTGATACCGAGACTGAGGAGGAGGCTGTTGTCGGGGAAGCCCCTGCCGATGATGATGGAGGGTTCCGCAACGACCAGTACGCTATGGGCGCGGCGTTGGGCATGACTCCCGAGCAGGTTCGGGCGTTCGGCGATCCTGACAGCTTTGACCAGGTTGCCGGTCGTGTTGCTCAGGGAATGCAGCAGCGTCAGATGCCGGTCCAGCAGGGTGCGCCCCCTGTCGGCAACTTCGCCTTCGAGTCTCCCGATGATTTCGACGAGAACATCGTCGCGATGAACAACCATGCGAACTGGCGGTTCACCCAGATGGAGGCGATGTTGGGCGCGATGCACCAGCAGCAGCAGCGGCTTCAGGCCGAGACGACTGGCCGTGAGGTCGACAGCATCCTGAACAGTTACAGCGAAGAGATTTTCGGTCGAGGACGGCTCAGTGATGTTGAGCAGGAATCGGCCATGAACCGTGTTTCAGTGGCGAATGAGATTGCTCGCCAGGGGCACGGCTACATGACTCAGGGGCAACAGGTTCCGCCCTTGGAGCAGCTTGTGGATCAGGCTGTGAACACGTTGTATGGAACTCAAATGAAGGATCAGGCTTTGAGGAATGTTTCCGAGAAGACCCGGAAGAATGCGTCGCAGGCCACGGCCAAGCCGACGCAGCAGGAGGAGTCCCCGGTGTCTGGGCAGGAAGCCGCAGTCAGGGCCGCAGCCGAATGGCATCGTCAAAATGGCACCTTTACGGGCCAGGACGAGTTTGCCTGATGGCATAAAAAGAAAGGGAGTAATCCATGCCTTACCAAGGCGACGATTACACTGATCTCGTAACCACTACCCTTCGTCATCTTGAGAAGACGACGTGGGCTGACATTGTTGTTGACAACCAGCGTCACATTGCGTTGCCGCAGGTTTTGAAGCAGAAGAAGGTCGAGTTCGGTTCGGGCTACGGCTACCAGTTCAATGTCCGCGTCCTGAGCAACAACGCTGCTCGCAACGTGAAGTTGAACGAGGTCGACAACCCGACGACCGCTGACACCCAGACCACGGGCAATGTGCCTTGGCGTCACACCGAGACCCACTGGGCCTTGGAAGAGCGGATCATTTCGATGAACCGTTCGCCCGCCCGTCTGGTCAATCTGCTCCAGACGAGTCGCGTCGATGCGATGACCGACTTGGCTGAAGTGATGGAAACGAACTTCTGGTCGAAGCCGGATTCGTCTTCCGATTCCCTGAAGCCCTACGGTGTCCCGTACTGGATCGTCTACAACGCGACGACCGGGTTCAACGGCGGTCACCCGGCAGGCTTCTCGGACGTTGGCGGAATCAGTGCAACCACCTACACCAGGTGGAAGAACTGGTCTGCGAACTACAGCGAGGTCAGCAAGGGCGATTTGATCAAGAAGTGGCGTGAAGCTGCCACGAAGACCGAATTCCGTCCTCCTGTTGACGGTCCCTTCAGCAACATGAATTCCGACTACGGCTTCTACACCGACTACACGGTGTTGGGCACGTTGGAGGAATTGCTTGAGGGGCAAAACGACAATTTGGGGAATGACGTGGCTAGCAAAGATGGGCTGACCGTCTTCCGTCGCACTCCTGTTGTCTGGGTTCCGTGGTTCGACAACAACAGTGGCACGACTGACACGACCAACCCGGTCTACGGGATCAACTGGTCGGTGTTCAAGCCTGCCTTCCTGAGCGGCGAGTACATGAAGGAGACGAAGGTAACTCCGCACCCGCTGCACCACAGAACGATCACGCAGTACACTGACTGCTCATACCAGTTCTGCTGCCTTGACCGGCGTCGGAACTTCGTTCTGTCCAAGTAGTTTGACTGACACGTTCCCTCCCCCCCAGCCATCGCTGCCATGCGGGGGGAGGGGTTGTCTGAGATTGGCAGCATCAGAAAGGCTTTACGATGACAAGTTCAATGCAGCACAAAGGCGTTGTGAACGCCGGTCGCCTGTCTCCAGTGATCTGGGGCAACTTCCCGGTCAAGAATGCCCTCGTGGGCTTGGGCGGCGAAATGTTCATGGTTGACCCGTTCAACATCAACGACATTTCGGAAGACGACAGGGTTGGCGAGGGGACAGCGTCTTGGGACTCCACCAACTTCGCCATTGATCTCACGGCTGGCAGTGTGGCTGAGGACGCGGCGGTCCTTTCCAGCCGGGTCAAGTTGTCCCTGTCCGGTCGGTTCGCCGTTGAGGGGTCAATCAACATCGACAGCATTGCCGATAGCGACAACGCGGTGTTTGTTGGTTTCTCGGCTGCTCGCGACGGGGGCTTCCTGGTTGACTCTCAGGATGGATCTGGTGCGATTGCGGCAGGGACTGTCGGTGTTTACATCGACCGTGACAAAAGTGGAGACGAGACTGATTCCGACAGCGTGTCGTATGATGCCGGGAGTCTCCTGATTGCCACCCGTGGTGATTCGGGAGCGGCCCGCATCAAGGATTCTGGCAGCAACGTGGCTGCCGCCACTGCCACCAAGATCGGGATTGTGAATCGTGGCGACGGGATTGTTCGTCTCTTTGTTGATGACACCGAAGTGGCGACTGACACCATGCCGACGATTGCCAGCGGGTACGCGGTGATTGGGACCAAGGCTGAGGGCAATGGTGCCCCGGTTCTGGACATTGGTCGGTTCTTCGCTGCTGGTGTGTCGGACTGAGTCCTCGCGGGTTGACGCCGGGGAGGGTTTTTCCTCACGGACCCTCCCCGGCGAAAGCCGTCCTCACAAGGAACAAGACATGGACGACAAAGCGAAGAAGAAGGCCGAGTCGGTCTTTGGCAGTTGCAGCGAGCGACTTGAGTCATACGGCGACAAGTACGCTGCCGTTCTGGATGCCTGCGGTTCCGATCTTGCATTAGCACTGGCCGGTATCCGGTGTGGTCTCGACCCGGTCGAGAAGCCGAAGAAGAAGCCTGCCTCCAAGAAGAAGAAGTAAATGGACGAACGGACGCGGGAGCGCATGGAATTGATGAACGGCGGGCCTCTTCCCCCCGCTGTTGAGAAGTTGTATGTCAAGGTCAGGCGTCTGTCTGACATGGGAAACGGGCCAGCGGACCTTCCCACAAGCGTGCTGGCCCTGATCCTTGCCCTCGCGTTCGATCCGCCCCCACGGGTGGCGAGTCCAGGTTCGGGGCAAAAGCTAACGAAGGAGGACGCGGGGCGTCGGTTCCTCCTGAACGGGAGCGAAGGCACCTTTCTTGGCCGTGGCCCGAGGGGGTTTTACAAGGTTGAGGTCGACGGCGAGAGCAAGTTGATCCAGCCAGAGAAGTTCCACGAAGTCTGCGAGCTAGTGTAAATGGCCGAGTCCACACTGAGCCTGTCCTTCGAGGACTTGCGGGACGCGGTCTACGAGTTCCTGTACGGCGGTGACGGTGATCACTCCGGGGAGAGTGACGCCAACCGCAAGGCACTTGTGGACCGGGTCGTGTATTCCGGCCTGCGTCAATTCTACAAGCCGCCCCCGGTCGGTGGATCGGTCCACGACTGGTCCTTCCTGATGCCGGTGACGACCCTCTCAATCAACGCCCCGTACACGACGGGTACGATTACGGCTTCCAGTGGTGTTGTCACGCTAGTTGGCGGTACGTTTCCGGCGTGGGCAGCGGCAGGAATGATCGAGATCAGCGGCACCGATTACTCGGTTGCCACCAGAGACAGCGACACGCAGTTGACACTGGACGACACGAGTTCTGCGTCTGATGTGTCTGCTGGTGCGTCGTATGACTTGCATCAGGATGATTATGACTTGCCGGATGACTTCGGGAGGGTTCTGGGACCGTTCACATTCGCTCAGGCAGACAACGCATGGTACACCTGCCAGGTGGTGGGCGAGGCTCGCATTCGCGAGTTACGACAGAGGGACCGATACAAGAATTATTCGGGAGGCGATCCGCAATTCGCAGCGATTCGTCCGAAGGTGTTTGCCGAGGCGACGGGTACACGGCAGGAGGTTCTCTTCTGGCCCCCGATCACGTCGTCCGCGACGGTGACGTACCGCTACCGGGTCCGACCGAACAAGCCGAGTTCCGGCACGGATTACCTGTACGGGGGAAGCGATCACTCCGAGACGATCCTGTACTCGTGCCTGTCCGAGGCCGAGCGGCGACTGGATGACGAGCGTGGCCCGATGTTCGCGAGGTTTCAGGAGTCGCTGGTGTCGTCGATCATGTTCGACACGAAGGACAACCGGGCCGAGCATCTTGGGTACAATGGTGATGACTCTGATGGGATTCCGGTGTTCAACCGGAACCGCCAATTCCTGTATAGTGGTCAGGTGACCTACAAGAACGAGTAGCCTTCCGGTTGGTACAGGGTGAGAGTCCCTGCCCCATGTCGGGGAACCGGACCATCCTTCACGATGTCAAAAGGAACGAGACATGAGTAGCAAGAACGTACTTCGCCTGTTGCAATCGGCCCGTGAGATCAAGGCGAAGACCGCCGATTACACGGTGGTTGCCGGTGACTTCGACAGTATTTTCACGACCCGTGGCGCGGCGGCTGGCGTGACTTTCACGCTGCCCAAGGCTGCGAACTCCAGCGGGGGCATCGTGGAGTTCTACGCGGTGGCCGACCAGGACTTGATCATTGCCGGTCAGGACGAGGAACTCGTGGTGTTCAACGATCTGACCGCCGACAAGATCGAGTTTTCCACGACGAATGAGAAGATCGGTGGCGGCTTCCGTGCCGTGTGTGACGGGACATCATGGATCGTCGTTCCTCTGGCCACTGAAACCCAGACGGTCACCGTAACGTCTGCGTAAGGGGGTGAGGCATGACCAAGCGAATTCACAGGTGGTCTACCACCCTGTCGAGTGTCGTGGTGGATACTACGAACACGTCCTCCACGGAGGTCGATTTCTCGGAATACGCTGGTGGCGTGGTGTACGTCCCCAACGTCACGGGTGCAATTGGAAACATCACCTTCGAGGTCTCCGACAAGAAGGGCGGGACGTACCACGCTCTTGAAGACAGCGGGGGCACGGCGGTGTCGATCACGGCGGAAATCAACAAGGGGTATCCGCTGCCTGACGAATTGTTCGGGGCAAATCATTTTCGGATGGTTGCAGCGACGAACGCCAAGACGTGCATTGTCACGTTGAAGGGGTAACAGTGGAGATTGTATCGTCTGAGCCTGAGTTCTCGATACGCCACAGGCGGATGGTTCCGGCGTATTCGATGTCTGGTCAGGATGCTCGACTGGCCTCAATCCACACGACACCTGGTCACGATCCGAGACTGGTTGAGGTTGTGGGAGAGAGGCTCTCGCTGTCTGGAAAGACCTTCAACCTTGTGACCCCGTTCTCTGGGAAGAGTTTTTGTCTTGACGATTACTTTCGAGGAATCGACAGGCTTCCTATCTCCGAGGCTCACTATGTGGTCTACGACAATTCTTGTGATCACGAGTTCTCTGCTGAGTTATCGGAAATAGTGAAGAAGAAGTTCGACAGTTATATTCTTCTGGTGGATCACAATCCTCCCAGTACGATTGACGTGACTGATGACGCCTTGACGGTTGATGCGAGGGTGTGGGCGGTTTACAAGCGTCTCCTCAACGAAGAGATCGCTGATCTGCCATACACGATGATTGTCGAGGACGACGTGGAGATACCAGAGGGTTCCTACGAGACGCTTCACGCTTTGGCTGAATCGAGAGACGATCTTGCGACTGTTGTGGGTTCTATGAACAACCGCAGGAAATGTGATAATTATCCGGTGTTGTGGCATCTTCGCAGGACGTACCAGGTTGGTGGAAACTTTCAGCCAGAGACTGGTGTGGTGCGTGTTGTAGAGGAGAAGGAATTTGGGGTCGAGATTATCGGCAGCAGTCATCTTGGGTGCTGGCTGACCAAGACGCCCGTGATCAAGTCCTTGGGCGTGGATCGCAAGCATGAGGGGGTGCATTATGTAGATCAGTCGTGGGGGCTGGCTGTCCACAATGCCGGGTACAAGATGGCTGTGGACTGGTCTGTGAAGACGAAACACTACTACCTTGCAGACGGCAAGAAGAAGTATGTCTAGGGAGAAGACGGATGCCTCCCAAAAGGCGAAGCGTAAAACTTCCCTTTCCGGTGAAGGGACTCAACGAGACGTATGGCTACGAGGACCAGCCTCGCGGCACATCCGTGGACGTTCAGAACGTCCGTTCTTTCCCGGCCAATTCGACTGATCCTTCCAGCGGGAACTCGAAGGCGAGCGGCAGGGCGCGTGGTGGTCAGCGAGCGGGACTGGCGAAGTACGTCTCGACTGCGCACACGGCGAGTACGTCGATCCAGACGATTCACCAGTTGGCCTACTCGGAGTTCACGCCACTCTCAGGCCGTGGTCATGCGGTAATCCGTGAGGATACGGGTGGGTCGTTTGCAGTTGTGGATAACCTTGGGACCATTGGCTCCTCTCTGGGCGACGTAACCGAGACGTACCAACTGGGCCAATGGGGTCGTGACGGGTTTCTGTATACCGCCTGCGTGTCTTCCGCAGACAAGTTGATCATGCGGAAGACCAACGCCCTTGGTGTTGATTCGTGGGACTGGACGGATGCAAACTCGCCTTCGGTTCAACTGAGTTCAGCGACACGCCAGGTGGCCGGTCTGGTTGTGTTTGGTGATTACGTCTACGTCTGGGCCAGAAACATCAGCGGGGTGACCGGCGAGGCGATCTACCGGGTGAAGACTTCCGATGGGAAGTTGCGAGAGACGACCAGCGGCAACGGGACTGAGTCAGATTACTGGCTGTTGTCCGAGGATCAAGGCACTACTGATCACAAGGACTTCTACCCCAGCAGTGGTGAGACCGCGAACATCACCAATCCGTTCGTGGCCGGTAACGGAATGCTGGCGATGCTGTGCTACAACAACAGCGGGGCCACAGCGGTAGCCACGACTACCAGCAATGCGATCAACTGGAACGACTCGGCTGCTTCCATCGAGACGGCCATCGTGGCGATGGCTCATCTGACCACCAGCAACGTCGGCGTTACGGGTGGGCCGTTGAACACGGATGACGTGGTGGTCACCTTCAAGGGGGACAAGGTGAACCAGGATGTTGTCGAGTTCCTGATCAATTCGGACAACCTGACGGGTGGAAGCCTGACGATCACCAAGACAACCGAGGGCAGTGGTGACACGGCAGAGGTTGTGACGCTCTCGTCCACGGCAACGGGTGGTGACTTCAAGTTGGCCCACGACGGTCGCATCTGTCTTCAGGCGATCAATCTGGACAACGGGTTGCAGATGTACGCTCGCGAATTACAGCCGTACGGCACCGGCTCAACCACGGCCCACACGAACAACGAGGAATTGTCTCTTGCCGTGGACGAGAACGGCAACTTCTACTGCCTGTCCCGGTACAGCACGGGATCGTTCACCTACGTCGTGACGAAGATGAACAGCGTGGGCACGCAGCAATGGCAGCAGACCAATGCGGGAACCAGCCGTGCGTTGGCGTATGACTACGTCGGCACACGACTGGGCGTGGTGGGTGGAAATGTTTACGGAGGAGGTAAATCATTTGCCACGGTGAGCATTTCGGACGGAACAAAGATCAACGACTCGGATGCTCACAGTATCACCAACTGGAACAACGTGTACCAGGACGAGAAGGGTGGCTTCCGCCTGTTCCGAAACAACGCCTCGAACAACGTGGCGAGGGTGACTGAAGCGGAGCCGGTGGTTGACGACTGGATTATCAGCGACGGCGACAATGTTCAGACGGGTGCGTCGTGTGCCTCGATTTACCAATTCAATCCACAGAACAGCCTGTCAGTCCGTCAGACCAAGCAGTTGGGTGTTGCCGGTGGCGTGGTGAAGGAGTTCGATGCTGATGGTTGGTACGCACTTGCGGACGGCGGTGGTTCTACTGGAACTCCTGCCCTTGATCCGGGCCGTGCTGTCATTTTCGCTGCCCAGCTAGGCTCAAAGTTGTATTTCACGGATGGACTGAACAACAAGTATTACGATGCGGCGACGAACAAGGTGGCGGCGTGGAGTCCGACAGCGGGGACTCTTCCGGCTGACAGCAATGGCCGCAAGCCCACCCTGATCGAGAATTGGCGCAGCCGGATCGTGATGGCGGGTGTGGAGGGAGACCCGCAGGAATACTACATGTCGAAGCAGGGTGACGCCGACGACTGGAACTACACGCCCAACGTCCTCACCGAGACTCAGGCGGTGTCTGGTGTGAACGCTCCTGCCGGAAAGAGTCCCGACGTGATCCGGTGCATGATCCCGGTGAACGACGACATCCTGGTGTGGGGTTGCGACCACAGCATCTGGCAGATGACTGGTGACCCGATGCTGGGTGGCCGGATCGACAACGTGGTGGATGGTATCGGAATGCCGTGGGGCCGTCCGTGGTGTCGTGATTCCGGCGGGGTAATTTACTTCTTCGGCACGCGGGGCGGCGTGTACCGCTTTGCTCTTGGCCAGGGCATGACGAAGATCACGGTGGGTTCCATCGAGGAGCGTCTGAGTACGATTGACTTGGACAAGAACATTATTCGTCTGGTGTGGAACGAGCGCGAGCAGGGTCTGCATGTCTTCATCACGCCCTTGAACCCGTTCGACGCGGCGACCCACTACTTCTACGACATCCGTGCCGAGTCGTGGTGGCTGGACAAGTTTGAAGCAACGACCAACAGCGAGTACGTCCACAATCCCAAGGAAGTGCATGTGCTGGACGGACTGGACCCGAATGACCGGGTGGTGTTGCTTGGCGGTTGGGACGGATTCCTGCGGAAGTGGGACTTGACGGCCTCTGATGACGACGGCACGGCGATTGACAGCTACGCCTACTTCGGCCCTCTGGTGTCGGAGAACCTTGGCTTGGTGAAGATGAATGAGCTACGGGTTCAGGTGGGGAAGAACTCCAGCAACGTGGCTGCGAGCGTGTTCATCGGCGACAATGCCGAGGATGCGTATGCCCAGACCACGGCACACTACACGGCAACCTTTGTTCCTGGCCGCAACGTGTCGGAGCGTCGGAAGGCTATTTCCCATGCGATCTACCTGAAATTGGGCAACAGCACGGTGGCGCAGCGTTGGGTGATGGAGCGGGCTGAGGCTGATCTTGAACTCACGGCCCGCAAGTCTGCGAGGATCTTCTGATGGCAGTCACCAACAGGGGTTTTGAGCAGCCGAGGGTTCCCAACGGGTCATCCGTGTCGAGGATGCGTCGTGGCATGGCGAACCTTGCCGGAGACCATTCGGTCCTGAAGGAACTCGGAATCGGGACCAACGAGCCTGACACGGCACTTCATGTCCTCCGAGAAGTGGCCGGTGCAGGGATCACCCTTGAGCGGATACAGGAGACGGTGAACGCCGGTTCGGTGATCGGCAAGAAGTCGAGGGGGACGTACACCGCCAGGGCGGCGGTTGTGGACGACGACGTGTTGTTGAACATCGACGGTCGGGGTTTCGTGGGCACAACGAACGAGTACCTGACGGGAGCGAGGATTCAATTCGAGGCAGATGGCACGCCTTCGGATGCTGGTGGCGGTGCAATGCCAGCGAGGATTCTGTTCAGGACGGCGAAGACATCCGGCAGTCCCAGTGAGCGGATGCGGATAGACGCTGACGGGAACGTGGGAATCGGGACTACGGCTCCGGGCGCGTTGCTGGAGGTAGCGGGCCAGGTGAAGATCACGGGCGGTTCTCCTGCCCTGAACAAGGTTCTGACCTCCGATGCGGCGGGGTTGGCGACATGGGAGACTGCTGCTGCCGGGGGCAGTCAGAATCTGTTCGAGACGATTGCCGTCTCAGGCCAGAGCAACGTGGTTGCAGACTCTACCACGGACACGCTGACTCTCGTGGCCGGGTCCAATGTGACAATCACCACTGACGCGGCGGCAGACTCGGTTACGATAGCCTCGACCGACACCAACACCCAGTTATCGACCGAGCAAGTCCAAGACATTGTTGGCGCAATGTTCTCGTCAAACACCGAGACTCGTTGCACCGTGACGTATCAGGATGGCGACGGCACGATTGATGTCGTAGTCGATGATTTGGATACGAATCTGACGACTGAGGCTGTTCAGGATATCGTTGGGGCGATGTTCTCCGGCAACACGGAGACTAGAGTCTCGGTCACCTACGACGACGCAGACGGGACTATCGACGTGGTGGTCGACGATATGACCGCTGACACCAACACGATGGGGTCAGGCTTTGTTCTCGAGGACGGTGATGGAACGGAAGTCACCATTACCGAGAACAAGGAGGTCAAGTTTGTAGAAGGCACGGGGATCGACATCAATTGGACTGATACGTCTACTGGATCTGATGCCGATCCTTACGACCTCACATTCACCTGCAACCTTGAAGGAACAGAACTTTCCTCAACGGGTGAAGCCGGAGGGAGCAAGTTTCTCAGGGAGGACGGTGACGGGACTTGCAGTTGGCAGGCGGTGAGTGGTGAGACGAACGAGTTTTCGTTCAAGACCATATCAGTCTCGGGACAAGACAATATCGTTGCTGACACGACGACGGACACTCTGACCTTGGCGGAAGGGTTGAATGTCACGATCACCACAACGGAGGCCAGTGACACGATCACGATAGCCTCGACCAACACCACCTACACAGCGGGAGACGGCCTTGACCTCTCAGGAACTACTTTCAGCACTGACCTCAAGGCAAATGGGGGAGTGGTTATTGAAGGGGTCAACAACGAACTGGCAGTTGATCTCGGCGCATTGTCGATTACGGGCACTCTGGCTGTCGGTGATGGCGGAACAGGACAAACCACCTACACCAACGGCCAGTTGCTCATTGGCAACACCATCGGAAACACCCTCGCCAAGGCAACCCTGACGGCTGGAAGCAATGTCAGCATCACAAATGGCAGCGGAACCATCACGATAGCCTCGACCGACACCAACACGCAGTTATCGACCGAGCAGGTTCAAGACATTGTCGGTGCGATGTTCTCGTCGAACACTGAGACCCGCATCGCAGCGACCTACCAGGATGGCGACGGCACGATTGACTTGGTGGTCGATGACATGACCGCTGACACAAACACGATGGGTGCGGGGTTCGTCCTTGAGGATGGCGACGGCACTGAGGTCACGATCACCGAGAACAAGGAGGTCAAGTTTATCGAGGGCGGTGGAATCGACATCAACTGGACTGATGTCTCTACTGGATCTGATGCTGACCCCTACGACCTCACCTTCACGGTTTCTGACACGACCGTAGCGGGTGACATCGGTTCGACAGGTATCACTCCGGGTGACACGCTCACCATCGCGGGCGGGACGAATGTCGAAACGGATATGTCGGGGGGCACACTGACTATCACGTCAACCGATACCAACACTCAGTTGTCTACTGAGGCGGTCCAAGACATTGTCGGTGCAATGTTCTCAAGCAACACTGAGACCAGAATCACAGCGACTTACGAGGATGGCGACGGGACCATCGATCTGGTTGTCGATGACATGACGGCGAACACCCAGTTGTCGACCGAACAAGTTCAGGACATTGTCGGTGCGATGTTCTCATCGAACACCGAGACACGCTGCACCGTGACGTATCAGGACGCAGACGGGACCATCGATGTGGTGGTCGATGATCTGGATACGAACCTGACAGCCGAGGCTGTTCAGGACATCGTGGGGGCGATGTTCTCGTCGAACACAGAGACCAGAATCTCCGCGACCTACGAAGACGGCGACGGAACGATTGACTTGGTTGTCGACGATATGACCGCCAACACCCAGTTGTCGACCGAGCAAGTTCAGGACATTGTCGGTGCAATGTTCTCGTCCAATACCGAGACTAGGATTTCTGCCACTTATCAGGATGGCGATGGGACGATTGATCTCGTGGTCGACGACATGACGGCTGACACCCAGCCTCTGACGACTGAGGCTGTTCAGGATATCGTTGGGGCAATGTTCTCCTCAAACACCGAGACCAGAATCTCCGCGACCTACGAAGACGGCGACGGAACGATTGATCTGGTTGTGGATGATATGTCGGGGGGCGGCCTGAACGAAGAGCAGGTGCAGGATGTTGTTGGCGCGATGTTCTCCAGCAACACGGAGACTAGAGTCTCGGTCACCTACGACGACGCCGACGGGACCATCGATGTGGTGGTCGACGATATGACCGCTGATACCCAGCTAACGACAGAGGCGGTTCAAGATATTGTTGGCGCGATGTTTTCATCGAATACCGAGACACGAATCTCAGCCACATACGAAGACGGTGATGGCACAATCGACCTAGTGGTCGATGACATGACCGCTGACACCCAGTTGACTCAAGAGCAAGTCGAGGACTTTGCAGGGGCGTTGGTCGCGACCGGAGGGACCAAGACAGGGATTACGGTGACGTACCAGGATGCTACGAACGACATGGACTTCGTGGTTTCCGACCTCACGGTGGCAGGAGACACCGGCTCGACAGGGATGACCCCTGGCGACACGCTGACAATCGCCGGGGGGGCCAATGTCTCCACGTCGATGTTCGGTGACACGTTGACCATTGAGTCAACCTACACGGCGGGCAACGGCTTAGCCCTTTCTGGAACCACGTTTAGTGTCGATGACCCGATCAATCTCAGTCAGTTGACCGAGGCAACCGACGCCACCGATGACAAGATTCTGTTGTGGGACGAGTCTGCGTCACTGTGGAAGTACATGACACTGGATGACCTTCAGGACAGTATTGACACAACTGGTGGCGGGTCATCTGAGTGGACCGACCTTGGCGCGGTTATTCACCCGACTGAGACGGGTGATGATGTCGTTGTTGGAGGCAGCACGGTAGCCGACAGTGCCCGCCTTACCTCCACCAAAGGCGGTGTAGCACTCTCGATCCAGAACACCACGGATGCCGCGAGCAACCAGGTTGCCATCATCCACGGCGGGAACCGGGCCACGCCTGCTGATGGCGACGAGGGGTATATCAGTTTCGATCTGGACGACAGCAACGGGGCGCAGGCCGAGTTTGCACGACTTACGTTCGAGTCGAATGATGTCACGAGTACCACCAAGGATGGTGAGTTTCGTTTGTCGGTGATGGTAAACAACACGCTCACAGATCGTCTCACCGTAAACGAAACTGGAGTCAACGCGACCACCGCTTTGCAGCTTGGCGGAACCGATGTGGTGCTGGAGACTCGCGCGGTCAACACCACTGGATCTCTGACCGGGGGCGGTGATCTGACGGCAGACCGCACGCTGGATGTAGCCGACGGTGGGATCGGCACGGCGGAGCTAGCCGCTGATGCTGTGACATCAGCAAAGATTGCTGCTGATGCTGTTGGCTCAAGTGAGATTGCTGCTGATGCTGTTGGCTCAAGTGAGATTGCGGCCAATGCGGTTGGCGACAGTGAGATCGCTTCACATACCTCGACCAAGGTCACAATCACGAGCAAGGGACAGTTGAACTCGTCAATCGCTTACGAGGACGAGACGAACACCTTCACGTTGGGGCAGGTGATTGACGGGACTGTTGACGAGAACCAACTGCGAATCCAGTCGCACAGCACCCAGACCAGCAATGTTCTGGTGATTGAGGACTCCGGCGGGGCAGACCAGCTTGTTGTGAACAATGCTGGCCGGATCACGATGGAGGGCGGGTTCATCGCCAGGGGGACCAGTTTCACCCTCGGGGACACAGCAAAGACCGCGACGTTTCAACTTGCCAGCGGCGGAAACAACTTCAACTTCCGAAACACCAATGCCAACAAGACCCTGATCTTTGATTATCCTGCCAGCGGTGGTGATCTTGAGTTCAGGACACACAACGGTTCGTCTTCAACCATCCGTCTCAGCATGGATTCGGATGGCAAGTTCATCCACAACCCGAACGGCACGATCAGTGCGGACTTTCAAGTCCAAGGGGACACCGACTCGGAGCTATTGTTTGTTGACGCTGGTGCGGATCGGATAGGGGTCTCCACCAATTCCCCGCGGGCCACCTTGGATGTTCGTGGCGGCCTTTCGTATGTGGTGCTGGGCAAGACTGCGGACTACACTCTCGTTGCTTCGGATCATGTGATTTATGCTGACGCCGCGTCAGGCAGCGTCACGATCACCCTCCCTGCGTGGATCAAGGGGCGTGTGTTTGAGATCTACCGGAAGGACTCCGACATGATGAACATGGTCACGGTCTCCAGGGCGGGGACCGACACCTTCCATGATGGGTCCACAACCAAGACGATTGGGACTCAGTACAACGGATTGAGGATCATAGGGATTGAGACGGGCAAGTGGATGGCAACGGTACTGACTGCATCGTAGGTGGAAGATGTCTGAGATCACACTCACAGCTTGGGGCAAGGTGGCAACGATCACCTATCCAGACGCGATGGACACGTTGGGTCCACTGGCGTTTGGGGATACGTTTGGGTACGAGTCGAGCATTCTTGACAATGACGGTAACTCGATCCCGAACCCCCAGACCGTCGAGGAATTCACGATAGGGAAGATATTTGATTACGTCGGTGAGATCATGCGAGCGTACAGCCTGAAGGATGCACAGGCAGCGGCGATGGTCGCGGCCACTACAGCGGCAGATTCGGCAATGGATTCAATCACGGTCGAGATAGAAGACTCACCGTAAGGAGATAGGCATGACCCACAATCCATTTCACGTCGATATTCCCATCATTGGTGATATTGGGGGAGCAATAGGAGATATGTTCGGGATGGGCGGTGACACTCCGGCCCAACCCGGTTCATCCTCCCCGTTCATGTCCTTCCTGAACCCTAATTACGGTCAGACCAACCTGTCGTTGTTACCGAGCATGAACACGGCCCTTGGTGGTGGAGAGTATTCCACCGGCCTGCAACTTCAGCAGCCGAATGTGCCGGGTGGATACCACGAACCGCTTGGTGCCGTGGGTCCGATACCGGGAATTGAGCGGACCACCAGTGTCGGATTCCTTCCGAGCGCGGGTGGTGGACTGTCACCGTACACCTACGGCACGACAGGCGTGGAGGCGGCGTATCCAGATTGGAACCCTCAGACATCCATGATGGATCGGATCATGGGTATCGGTTCCGAACACTTGCGCCTGATCAACAAGTGGGCCGTTCCCGAAGAAACGGAAGGCGCGTTCAGGACTGGCCGGGAAGATGATGGCTGGACGGACATGACTGATGAGGATGTCCTGGCCGAGATCAACAAGTTGTCCGAGGAGGATCGCAAGCAGTACCTCCCGCAGTGGACAACCTACGCGATGCTGGAGGACGTGCAGAACAAATCGGACTATGCCAACTTCAGGAACGAGCAGATTGCTGCCTCAAGTATGGATCAGGCGCGGACGACTGCCCAGACAATGGGCCTGCTCACCGGGATGATGGGGATGTCGGAGTATGCTGATATCATCCAAAGGTCTCAGCAGATGGGTGAGCAGGTGTGGGGCAACTTCCGAGACCGTGGCTACGACACGAGTACGGCATACTCCTCTGCCATGCAGGCTACGGAGCAGGCCAGGAGCCGGATGTTCAGTGACTTCAATGACACGCAATTGGCCCGCAGGCTGGGATCGTTGCAGATGAGTAACAACATCATGCAGCAGGCGTTCATGGGCGTGCAGCGTACGCCACCAGATCCAATGGCTATTGCCCAGATCATCCACGGTCAGGTCGCTGGCGGATCGGGACAACAGCAGCCGGTGGCTGGCAACCCGTTTATCTCGCAACTTTTTGGCGTGGCGACGGGAATGGTAGCCGGATAAGACGTAGAGGTAGATTGAATGCCATTGCAAATACAATATCAGCCTAACGCGATGATGCTGGGCAGCATGGCCCAGTCTGCTGGCGAGGCTTCGTACAACCGCTGGCTGACGGAGTTCAACCAGCAGAAGATGCAGATGAACGCCAATGCGTTCGCGACTGGTTTCGCCAACATGGGGTTGCCGATTGCCCAGATGCAATCCCGCGAGCGGATGGTCAACGCTCATGTGTCTGCGCGGGGGCAGCAGCTTGCCCAGAAGCGGTTGGATGATGTCCAGTGGTGGGACGAAAATGGTGCCCGCGTTCAGGACATGGTCAGCAGCAACCTGATCGGCAGGCATGGTCCGGGCGTCGTCAATGACCCGATGTTTGCTGACCAGGTGGTCAATGCCCCCAAGTACATGACGCGGGAGGAGGGGCAGAAGAGGCTGATGGACTGGTCGTCCAACAGCGAGAAGGCTCGTTCGCACAGGCTGGCTTGGTCCCCCGAGGCGTTGCAGGCGAGGTCTGCTGGCCGACTTGCAGACGCCGAGGCTGCCTCAAAGCCAAACCCGGCGTTTCAGCAGCAGATGCAGTCGTTGCAGAGAAGGTTGAACGACAAGGGTTTGAAGCCTGAAGCTGCGCAGAAGATGGCTCGTTCCATCATGGATCGGGTCCAGAGGCATGGAGACCGTTCGTCCAGACAGCAGACCCACGAGGAGGTCACTCAGGCGTTGATCAGAACCGCCCCGATGAATCCTGACGCCGGTCCTCTGGGCACGTTGCGGACTGTCACTCTGGACCCGAAGGGTGGTCCCCCTAGGGTGGAGTTCCATAACCCGAACATGGACTTGATGGAACAGTACAGGAGCAATGCGTCTCAGATTGAGAAGTTGAGCGAGCCGCCAACTGAGTTTGGCGTGACTGTTGACTTGACTGACCAGCAAAAGGCTGCTCGGTTGAACGCGAGGAGGGGGTTGGAGCGACACAACAAGGCAATCATGCAGCAGATCTATGGCGTTGACAAAGATCCCGCTCCCGATCCGATTGACGCTGCTCAGGAGTTTCAGGACAAGACTGATGTCTGGAGTCAGCAGAAACACTCTGCTCAGGGCGTGAACAACCAGGAATACATGGATTACCTGAAGAGGACAGGGTTCATGGACGAGTGGCTTAGGGGGTTTGGGGTGAGTGATCCGTCTGAACTTCCTGCGGAGTGGTGGACAGGAATGGGCTTCTCGTCGCCACCACCCAAGCGTCCCGATGCCCGTGGTGTAATGCAGCGGGACCAGGAGGACACCGGGAAGGCTGTCAGGAACATTGGAATCCTGAAGGAACTGGAGCAACTGAGGCCGAATAGGGGTCGTGTCGAAACCCCTGTCTCGCCTCAGCCTCCATTGCGGGATCAGTTGCAGGACATTGAGCGTGAGCAGCGGCGGGAGTCTATGGCTCCAGAGTCGGTGGATGACGCCAAGCAGATCCGCAGGGCGATAGGTCAGAGATACGGCCCGGACTTTACGAAGTGGCCCCCGGAGGCTATCCAGCAATTCCGTGACGCCACGGAGTTCATCAGGGTATCGGGTGACCCCAAGCCCGCCGCACCCAAGGCTTCAACAGGGACACCGAGAACACGCTCGACCTGGTCGTTTGGCCCCAGTTCATCATCACCGATGTAGGGTGGGTACTAGGGAGCCATGCCTGACGAACACGGACAACCGACTGAAAAACTGTTCAATCTACACAGAAACATGCCAACCTCGATGCAGTTTTAACCAATGGCCGATCCACCGACTGAAGAACTGCTCAGGTCGATAGACGACCAGCTTGATGCAATCTATGGCACGGAGCCTCTGCCGGATGAGGCATACGAGGCACCGAAGGTTGATCACCAGGTTCTGGTGAACGAGGCCCTGAAGGTTCTCCGTTACCCGGACCCCGAGTCCCCCGAAGACCGTCTGGACCGGAGGGACTGGACTGACAACGTGATCATGAAGAAGGCCAGGCAGAAGGATCTGCCTGAGACTCCTGCGGGCGGGATGATCGAGGCACCGTCTCCTGTTTCTGACAACTACGGGCGTCTGATTGTTGATCCTTCCGTGGCTGAGGGCTTGAAGGAGTTCAAGTCCAAGTTCAGCAAGGCTCTTCTTGAGCCAGACAAGGAGTCGGATGAGTACAAGGAATGGCTGGGCAAGTACACGCCATTCGAGCGTCGAGAGGCGAGGGAGATCGCCCGTTCGTATTTCAAGAACAAGGACCGCGAGGAGGCGAAGCGTCACCACAAGGAATACTACCAGCAGTTGAGCGACATGTATGGCCCGGTGGTGGGTGACAGGTTTCTGGGGAACGTGGGTGCTGCGCTGGAGGGTTCCTCCAAGAGATCAGTTGCTACTTTCAGTCGTCTTGTTCAGTGGAAGGACAAGCGAACCCAGAAGGAGTGGCACGAGAAGGGTCACGAGTTTCTCCGTGACGCGGACCTGATGGACGAAGCGGCCAGCGAGGTTCTCGGCACGGGTCCGTGGGGGCAGGCGTTCCGTGGTGCCACGAGTTCGGTGATCGAGGCCAGTGTGGCTGGCACGGCTGGACTCCCCGGAATCATTGGTTGGTTCACGTTGTCCCGAGGAAGCGAGGCGGCATACGAGGCGGACCAGGCTGGCCTAACCGGCAAGGACAAGACGTGGTACGTCGTGACTTCCGGTGGCATCGAGGGTGGCGTGACTGCTGCCTTTTCGGCGATTGGCCTTGGCGGCTTCGAGTCGAAGATTGCCGGTGGCGTGGTCAGGCAATCCTTGGGCAAGGTTCTCAAGGACTTGGGCATCCACGGGATGGCGGAACTCACCGAGGAAGAGATCATCGCTGTTGGTGATGCAGCAAACCGGACGTTGCAGGGCGTGGACCCGACTGCCGCCCACCCGGATCGTCTTGGTCCCCTGCTGGCCGATACCTTCAGGACAACGCTGCTTGCTCAGGGCATGGCCGAGAGCCGTTCATGGGTGGGCAGGTATTACGCGAAGAACAACTACGAGGAGGCGTTGGCTCTTGCGGGTAAGACCAAGCTGTCTCGCGGTGACTCGAAGATCGTCGGCACCACGGGGGAGAACAGCGAGAGCCAGCGTAACGCGATACTGGGGAACCTGGTCCAAGAGATAAACCGGATCAAGGCAGGTGAACCGGAGGTCGAGCCGGATCTGGGTCCGACACGGGATGAGGTCACGGGCACAGAGGCTCCAGCCGCACACCCCGGCCCACCAGACCCTGCTCTCAGTCCTGAGCAGGTGCAGGTACAACAGGAGATTGCCGATAAGAGGGCAGCGGAACCGTCCGTGGAGCAAGTGGAGTCTGGGACGGTAGTGAATGTCTGGGTTCCCGACCCATCGAAGCCGAGAACGGGCACCAGCAATCAGGGGAGGGTTGTTGAGCAGCGCGGCGACACGCTTGTTGTGGAACTGCCAGACGGGTCTATTCACGAGCGTCCTGTAAGCGAGGGTCGTTACGATTTCGAGTCTGGCGTCAGTTCTGGCGAGGCCCTTGGTCGCACGGTGAACAGTGGCAAGGCCGGGGCGTTGAGGCAGAATGTCGGCAAGGAGGCGGGGGATCGGTACGAATCAGACTACCGGGCGGCACAGGATGAAGAAGTGGCCCGCAGGCTTGATGCCAAGGTCGCCCGTCCGACCCCGCTACCGGAGGCTCCGACTGAGACTGCTCCTGCACCGGTCGAAGCTACTCCTCCTGTTGCCGCAGAGTCCCCGGTAAAGGTTGCGAGATATACCCATGCTGACGGGAAAGGGATATTGGACAATTCAGGCTTGGACTTATCCAAGCTGAACGATGACGAAGATCAGGAATTGCTCGAATTGAGATCGTATGGACTTCAGCAACCATTAGAAGTTCCTCCGAACGGAGTATTCTTTTTCACGGAGGAGGGGGAGAAGAAGAACTCTCGGTTGCTGGAATTGCTTGAGAAAGCGTCCATTAAGGGTGTGGTCAGAACAGAATCCTCTTACTCAGGAACTCCAGTCTGGGAATCCGGGGACGGGCAAGTTGCGCTGGACCCTTCGCAGATTGTTGACGATGTGTCGACGCCTGCCCCAGCCGCCCCCGCCCCAGCAGAAGCTGCTCCTCTTGAAGCAGAGCCAGAGCAGGCTGTCCAACACGACAACGAGGGAACGACGGTCAGTGTTCCTGTTGCGAGGGTGGACGAACTCAAGGCTCAGGGTCAGTCCGAGGCTGTTGCTGAGAGCCAGGCTGCTGCCGAGCAGGACGTGCCGATTGACACGTCTGGTATGCCAAAGTGGCAGAAGGCACTGTACGAGGCTGGTCGTGGCAACACGATTGTCACCAATGATCAGTTGGGCGGCATCCTTGACGAGATCAATCAGGCTGTCAAGGACGTAGCCAAGGGGCACACGCCCGGCTCCATCTTCCCGATCACCGACAAGATGGTCCGGGCGACGACCAAGCTGCTGGTGTATATGGCTGAGGCTGCTGCCAAGTCCAGTGTGCGTCTGACCAAGAAGAAGATCATCGAGTTCCTGCGGCAGTACCCTCCGTTCAACCTTCGTGACCCGAGGAAGAAGAAGGCCAAGCGAAAGAGCCGGTGGCTGATCACGGACGCTGAGATCAGCAAGATGCTGGATCTGCCTGTCACCCTCGAATACGTCGTCACCTTCGAGGACGGTTCCCAGCGGATCGTCATGGCCGACAGCGAGGGGGAGGCTGCGGCCAAGACTCAGGCGTGGCAGCAGGAGCAGATTCCCGGCTGGATCGACCTCGCCGCGCAGATCGACCCGACGCTACCGGAGGCTGCACAGAGGCATCAGGCAATCAAGAGCGTGAAGGCTGCACCTGCCCGTTCGATCATGGAGCGGATGAAGCAGATCTGGAACAGGGCCATCGATCTGCCCTCTCGCCGGGTGGTGGTGAACCAGCAGATACGCTGGACCGAGGGCGAGACGGTCGAAATGTCGGCCAGGAAGTTGCTGAAGATTTCTCTGGGTCGTCAGAGGCGGGCGGCGCGGGCGGGTTACACGGCTGCTGTTGTCAACGAGGGCATGACGTGGCAAGACATACTCAGTTCTGCCCAGCAGTTGCCTGACGGCGTGGAAAAGCGAAACGTCCTGAAGATCCTTCAGCGTCTTGCTCGTGCGAGGGTGGGCACTCCTCGTGGCAAGGTTGCAATGGAGAAGGCGGTCAAGGCGTTGAACACGCTGCATGAGAAGTACGAACATGCTGCGGCCTTGAGTGAACTCCGTGCGCTGGAGGCCAGTGTTGCCAAGTCGAACATAGATCCCAAGTACAAGAAGGAGATCGAGGAGATTCTGTCGGGCCTGCGCCTGACCAACCACACGCAGAAGACGATAGATCGGATGAAGAGCCTGTTGGAGGCTGCTGCCGAGGACGGTGTGGGTCAGATCCCCCAGCCTTTGATTGACAAGGCGAACGACGTTCTCGCCAAGTACGACGACGGTGTAACTCCTGCCACGGAAATGTCAGCCGCAGACCTGCGTGCAGTCACCAAGAAGATCCAGTCGATGCTTCACCAGATGGCACTGAAGCGAGTGATCACGGTCAGGGGTCTTGAAGAGGACCGGGTGCAGGTTGAAGAACTCGGTGCGGACGAGATCACCGAGAGGTCAAACAAGGCAAGGGGGGTGAAGGTTGGGACCGGCAGGGCCAGGAAGAAGATGAACTGGTTCAAGCGTCTGCTCTGGTTTGATCAGGCGAGTGTGGACACGCTGGCTTATCTTCTTGGCGGCAAGGACAGCGTGTTCTACGAACTGATGTCCACGCAGTTGCGTCGTGCGAGGGACAAGTTCGCTTCCATACAGAACGCTGGACTGGTTCACATCAGGGGGGCGTTGGCTGCTGCCGGTATCTCCCCGAAAGCCTTCGGTTCCATGAGCCGTATCGGTGGCGAGAACGTGGTGCAGACGGTCATCGAACTGCCCACCGCCCGTTCATCGAAGAGCGGAGCGAGGGTTGAGTCGTTGACGCTGACGGTGGGTGAGAAGATCGGATTGTTCCTGCACCTTCAGGACCGCTACACCCGTGCCGAGATACTGGCTGATGACAGTAACGGGATCTTCATCAGCAGCCAGGATAGGGAGAAGGGGGACAGCGTCCGCCTGACGATAGAGGACGTGGTTGCCGTCGAGCAGAGCATGTCTCCGCAGGAATTGCAGATTGCTGCTGCTCTCTCGGAGTACATCAGCAAGACGATGGGGGAGAAGGTCAACGAGGAGTGGTTGAGGCAGTTTGGTTACGAACTCCAGATGCACGAGAACTACTGGCCGAGGACGCGGGACAGCGAGCAGCGTGAGTCGAGTCCCGAGAACATCATGCAGGAGTTTCTGAATGATTCTCTGGCCCACATTCCCATCTTCAAGAGCCGGTCCACGTCAACGGCTGCTATCTCGATCAGTGACGCATTCGGCGTCTACTTCTCGCACATCAACCGGGCGGGTTCCTTCGTGTCCATGCACGGAGCGATCACTGATGCGTTGTCGATGTTGCATTCCACTCCTGTCCAGAATGCGTTGCGAAACACTCAGGAACACCATGACACATGGACGAGCCAGATCGAGAAGACGATTGCCGACTTCCGTGGCTTGGCCAAGAAGCAGTCGGATGCGGCTATGGAGGAGGGTCTTCGCAAGCTGATCAACAATTCTCACATCGCGGCACTGGGCCTCAAGCCTCACATTGCCCTGTACCAAGTGGCATCGTTCATTACCGCTGCGACCAAGCTGGGCGCGATGAAGATGGTGGCTGGGTTGAAGGGTCTCAGTTCGGAGACGCTTGGCGAGATCATGGAGTGGTCGGGTACGTTGGCCCAGAGGATCACGTCGGGTGGCCAGCAGATCATGTCCCCTGACTACACGGGCAACGTGGCCTTGGAGTTCTTTGGTGGGGTGGAGAACCGCAGCTACGGTCGCATGAAGCGGAAGGTGGACCAGGTTGCCATGTGGATGATCAAGAAGATGGATCAGGTGGTGATCCAGTCCATCTGGCAGGCTGCGAAGAACGAGGGTATCGAGCAGGGTCTTGAGGGTGACGAACTGATGGCCTTCACTCGCGACCGTGCGGTGGACGTGGTGGACATGACTCAGCCAACGTGGGATCCACTGACCACGTCAACGATGGGGATGGTGGGCCGGTCGTCCCCGTCTCTGAAGATGCTGGCAACGATGTTCTCCAGCCAGAGGAACAAGAACTTCAACATCACCCTGAAGGCATACAGCGACTTCATGGCTTCCGAGGACAAGTGGAAGGCTGCTGCCCCCTTCTTGGGAACTCTTGCCACTGTGAACGCGGCCCAATCAGCGGTGGTGTATGGCATGGGGACTGGCGTTCAGTATGCCTTGGCCGCGATGTGGGGTGACGACGAGGAAATGGAGGAGGTCGAGGGCATGGGTTACGGCGACCATTCCATCGAGGTTCTCCGCAAGGCCATGGGCAACTGGCTGATCTTCGGTGATGCCATCAACGTGGTGGCCGGGTCGGTTCTGGAAGACAAAAAACAGATGTCTCCGGGGTTCCGCCGGGTCCGGGGTACGATCCTGAGCGGTGTGGCCTTGGACGGGATTGCTTCCGCAGCCGGTTTTTCCAAGGCGTTCCAGCAATACATGGATGACGAGCGGAGTGCCCAGTGGCCGAGCAAGGGTGAGTCGAAGGCGTCGGACACATTGTCCGAGGCGGTTGACAAGTTCATCCGGTCTGCGGGGATGGCCGGTGGTTTCCCGACCGGCGGATTGATGCAGTTGTTCGGCAGGGCGATGCCTCACCGTGGCAAGAAGCGTTGGGCATACGAGCCGACCAACCAGTTGCACGAACTGGACAGGGAGTGGGGCCGTTCGAGTCCGGCATCCATCGAGAGGAAGTTGAAGTTGAAGCCGGGCGACCTGTTGTTGCAGGAGCAACTGGTTGCTGCCAAGCGGACGCGGCAGGAGAACCAGGTGGCCCATGACCTGTGGACGTGGGCGGAGGGCAACATTCTCAACCGGCTGGAGGAAGCGAGGCGTGGCAAGCGTGTCGATCCCAGCGTGCAGGTTGGCGCGATGACCCAGTTGGGTGGAGTGGCTGACGCCTATCAGGAGTACGCCAAGACGGGTGACGCGACGGATCTGCTGGAGGTTTTGGACGTGGGGTTCAAGGGCAAGATCGTCAACCAGATCGTGAAGACAGTGCCAAGGGACCAGCGTGGCGTGAGTGCCGAGGAGCGGGCCGTGAAGGTTGCCAGGAACGAGGAGGATCGACAGCAGTATCTTCCCATCGTGAGGCAGATATC